AGCTATTGATGGAGCCAATACAGTAATTACTGTTACTGCTGCCGATCCTGAAGATATACCATTAAACTATAACTATGCTGTTACTACAGGTTCACTAACCAATGGTGGTGGCACAACCGCCACCGTGGTACAAGGTACTGGTGCTAACACCAATCAATTTACTATTACTCCAACAACTACTGAAGCTTATGCTGGTGCATTTAGTCTAACATTTACAGCTAGCGACGGCATTAACCAAGCTTCTTCAGTAAATAGCTTTACATTAGAGTTTATTACTGTAATTACTAACAGCAAATACACTACTTTATTAGCGACTGCTACTCCTAAAAATACAACTGTATATAGATATTTTAAGTTTTTACCTCAAGCAATGAGAAGTGCTTCTCCAGATGCTATGCAATATTCAGAGTTTGAGCTTACTGATGGTACATCTTACTATTCACCATCCTCTGCATCACAGCTTTATAGAGTTGATGATACAGACGGTGATGACTATGTCGCCAGTCAAAGAGTAGCTGCATCTATTGATGGAAGTACAAGTACAAAACTTTATAACGGAGGATGGGCTTCTAAATATTATTTGTACGATATGGGGTCGTCTTTTAATACAGCTTTAACTGGTTGGAGATATAAAACTGCTAATGATAATAACAGTAGAGATCCAGTAAGTTGGACTTTACTTGGCAGCACAAATAATACAGATTGGGTGTTATTAGATCAAAGAACTCAAGAAACTATAACAACTTCTAGACAAACTGCCACACAAGATTTTACCTTTAACGCTACTAACCAAGCGGTTTTCAATGCAGCTAATACTAATTACCCAATAGAAGTAAACGGCGATGCCCACGCTGGTACGTTTAGCCCGTATCGTAGTGGGGGTTATAGTGTACATTTAGACGATGGAGAAGAAATTTCCTTTCCCGACAGTTCTAACTATAACCTATCTAACGGTTCATTTAGTGTTGAAGCTTGGGTTTATCCAACTTCTTATGATTCTCCTTGGAGTGGTGTAGTAAGCCAATTTTCTTCCTCTAGTAGGGGTTGGGGTTTGGCTTTTTCTTCGACACAAATAACTTTTCTAGGCAGCACAAATGGGGGATCATCTACAAATGTTCTGGGCAGTGTTACATCTAGTGTTCCATTAAACCAGTGGACACACTTATTAGTTACTAGATCTTCAAACACTATTCGTATTTTTAATAACGGCGTTCTAGTGAATAATTTCACTGAAACTGGTACCTTTAATAATTCAACTAACCCTCTACGAATAGGTGAATTAAATAGTGCTGCTTCTGAAAACTTTAGAGGTTATATAAGAGATGCAAGAGTTGTAAAAGGTTCTATTCCAACAGAATATCAAACTTCTAGCACCACAAATGGCGCTACTATTTTTAGTGTGCCTTCTGAAACATTAACTGCAGTTACGGACACAGTCCTCTTAACTTGCCATTTGCCATATATATCAGATGGCTCTGCTAATGATGCAACACCTACGCTTTCAGGTAATGTTTCTATAGAACCATTCTCACCCTATGATTACGATGAATACTCAGTAATAAATCACGGTGGTTCTGTTTATTTTGATGGAAGTGGGGATTATTTAACACTTCCGCAAATCACTTTAGGAAGTGGTAATTTTACTATTGAGGCTTGGACATACTTAGAAAGTAGGGCAACTACATACCCTGCGATTTTTAGTAACTATAATAGTTTTTCGGCAGGCAGTTTAAGTTTATTTGCTGGGCACGGGAGTTCAACAACAACAAACTATCAGGTTGCCCATAACGGCTCAGGTTTCCCTGCAATTAACGCAGGTACAGTTTCATACGATCAATGGGTACATCTTGCACTGGTAAGAAATAACGGAACTATAACTTTATATAAAGATGGTACAAGTGTTGGATCTTTTACAAGTAGCGTAGATTTAAGCGGCGTAGGAAGTAATTTTCACATTGGCACATCAGGAGACACTGTTAGCACAAGTTATATCAATGGATACATTTCTGATTTTCGATTAGTTACTGGTAACGCTGTTTATACAGGAAACTTCACGCCACCTACTGCTCCACTATCTTCATCAGGCGCAGCACTACACATTAAAGGCACAGATGCTTCGATCATAGATAAATCTCAAGGCGCTAACTTAAAGCTGGTTGGCAGCACTACTGGCTCAACAACTCAGGTTAAGTTTGCTAATACTAAGTCAATGTATTTTGATGCCTCTGGAGATTATATTTCTATTTCAGATGATGAAGCATATGGTTTTGGTACAGGTGATTGGACAATCGAGACTTGGCTGTATTGCACAAAAACTGGTGGGTTTAACGCAATATTTGACACACGAGTTGGTGCGGGTACTGAGACAGGTAGTTTTGGCCTTGGTATGTATAATACTGGACGAGTTCAAATGTTCTCAGGTGGGATATTTTACTACCCAACCGACACTTTAAGTTTTAATACTTGGCAACATTTGGCTATAGTTAAAAACTCTGGAACAACTACAATGTACTTTAACGGTACAGCCGCAAGTTCAACGTATTCAGACTCTAGAAATTATGGATCAAGTCAACCTGTTCAGATCGGCAAGGATGATACAACTTCAAATTACTTTGGGGGGTATATGCAAGACTTCCGTATCACTAAAGGCTTAGCAAGATACACCGCAAACTTTACACCACCAACTGCTTCATTAGAAGGATAATCAAATGGCCAGCGTAGGAGATTTAGTATTAGTCTACCAATTTATTAAACGGTTGACAACACCATTTAATAAGACTGAAGCGTATGAGTTAGGATTGATCGATGAAAAAGGTAAGAAACTTAAAAAGGCTGAATCCTCAGAGGAGAAAAAGGCTTTAGGGTATTTTGATAGACTAGTTTTTAATGTTAAAAGACTTCTGGAAAAACTTCCAGGTGGTCAGTCAAGAATTGCATCTTATGGAGCAGCTCTCTGGTTAATCAAAGAGCATGATAGCAAAAAAGAATACACAGAATCAGAAATAGCAGCAGGGTTATATGAAGCAATGGATGAATTGGACACAAACGTTTCAAAGAAGCTTAACGAATTGATGGAAGATGCGCCAGCGAATGCTACAGGAGCAGCAATTGCTGGAACCAACGATGATATAACTTGGAAGCCAGACGCCCGAAAGAAGAAGATGAAAGCTTTCTTAAAGAGATATATGGTGCAAAAAGAAAAGCGTCAAGTTCTAAAAACACGTAGAGATTTTTTAAAGAAGATGGGGCTGTGATGTTAAGCTTTTCCCAATATTTATCAGAAGACCAATGTGATCTCGTATCAATGCAGCAAATGAAAGCGTTTGAGAAATTTGTTGATCGCATGTTCGAAAAATTCAAGATAGACTTTGAATTCACCAAACACTTTGGCGATAGGATGTCAGACGAAAGAAATAATCCTTGCATTAAAATGAAAGAGCTTGCAGACTTTATTAAAAAAATATATGCTCGGCAAGGCAAAAACTTAAAAGGGATTGCTGGAGCTGAAGCTGTGGTTAAAGATTTACAAACTGATCTAAATATACCTGTTGTGGTTAAGTATGATCAAAATAATGATGAGTTTGATGTTGTGGCAAAAACTATCATGAGAAAAAAGAACTTTAAGACTCCAAATCAAGTCATTAAATACTAAGGAAATAAAATGTTACGAATCTATCTAATGTTGTTTATCTTAGCAACCCTTAGTGGAATAGGTTATACAGCATATTCATATTATATATATTCTCAAGCAACAATAAAAATTCTTTCTGAGAATGTTTTGAAACTTGAATCTGCAATTAAGACTAGTGAAGAAGCAATTGAATCTTTACAGGCAAACTATGCAGCTGTGATGGAAGAGAATAATAAAATTAATGAAGCATATAGTGAAATTAGAAGACAAAACAATAGACTTTCTTCGAAGCTAGCAGATATGGATCTTGGACTATTAGCAGTCGAAAAAACAGAAAGTATTGAAAGAGCTATAAATAGAGGTACAGTAAATGCCGGAAGATGTTTTGAACTCCTATCTGGGGCTGAATTGACAGAGGAAGAAAAGAATGCAAAAGATGGTAAAACCTTTAATAAAGAATGTCCTTGGCTTTGGACTCCTGCTGATGCTGGCGGGATGTCTAACAACCCAACCTCCTCTGCCGAAGGAAGTGGTGGTAAGCAGTAAACCTGTTGAAAAGCCTCAACTCAATTTACCTCCTGTAGATGAACTCAATCTTCGTCAAGTTGATTGGATAATTGTGACAGAAGAAAATATTGATAGAAGAATAGAAGAACTAAAAGGATCCGGTCAACCGCTAGCGATGTTCGTTTTAACTGGAGAAGGCTATGAAAATTTGGGATTAAATTTTAGCGATATTAGAGCTTTGGTGCAGCAACAACAATCTATAATAGTTGCATATGAAAACTACTATAAAAAAGGAGGAAATTAGCAATGGCGCTATTACCTGCAAAAGGTCAATTAAAAATGTCCGACATTCGAGAACATTACGAAGATCTCCGAAACAAGGATGAGACTCAAATTGCGCTACAAGATTATTATCGGGGAGGGACATATGTCGCCGTTTGGGGTTCCAATGGAAATGTTCCAACAAAAGATGATATTGCTGTTCTCGATTTTAGAGGACAGGGAAATAAGCTTGTTGTGACATATGATATCATCGGTGGAGGTGGCGGCGGCGGTGCGGGTTCTCATAACGCCGACAACAAAGGCAAAAAGAATGGCGACAGTGGTAGGTCTTCGAAACTTGAGGTGTGGAAGTATGCGGCTCCAGGTGGAAATCGCAGCAATATCAAAAGAATAACTGCAGCTGGCGGCAGAGGTGGCAGGGGCTCAGACGAAAGTACAGGCTCAAGCAGCTCGGAATTTAAGCCAACTAGTGGAAGTGGAGAGCCTGCAGGAAAAGGCGAGAGCGGACCACTTGGCGGTGCTGGTGGGAAGAAGGGTGATGAAAACAAAAGCGGCGATCATCCGGCAAACAATAACAATTCTACTGGAGCAGGCGGTGGCGGTGGAGGACATAACAAAGACACAAATAAAAAAGGCGGCGTATATAATAGAGACGCTGCCGGACAAGGTGGCCAAGCTGGAGAACGGAAGTCAGGATCCTTCACTATAGATCCTTGTCCAAAATATGGTTACATAAAAATTATAATTGGTGGGGCTGGGGCTGGAGCAAATGATACCGCTGGCGGCACTAGTGGGGGTCGAGGAAATGGTGGATATGTCAGTGTCAAAATAGGATCAAACGCTGCCGTAAAGCTTCACAGAAGGCCAAACACGGCCAGCCTAGAAAAAGTTTATAATTTAGGTGATACATCCGGAACGTCTCCGCTTTGGTGATATAATTTTTAAGGAAATAAAATGCGCAATCAATATCTAAAAGATATATACCCCCATCTATTCACAAATATTCCTGATGAGGTTATTGTGGCAGGCAAGTTTTGCGTGGCTAAAAAACTTCCCCAAAATATTGAAGAAGTGCATGTAGCATTCTATTCGGATCTACTTAATATTTCTGATTTTCGGACTATTCTCAGCTCAGCTGGTGTCACGCTTACGCAAAAATTAGAAAAAATTATTAGAGGATTATATCCAATTGATATAGAAAATCGCAGTATATTGGTTGGAATTGATTTCGGTTACTTAAATAGATTTCGATCAACAAATAAAATAAAATTGGGGATAGGGTTGGCTCTCGATCGATCGATGATGCCTGAAAATATAAATGATATTTCTGAGGCACAACTGTTTTCGGATGGATATTTTCCGGAACTAAAGCAAAAAATTGATGATCAAAAATCTATGGGGAATGTTCCTCAATTATCTAGATTAATATATGATGCATCAACAGATTCAATTGAAACTTTCAAATTTTATTCTGAAACTAGATCTGATTTAATAGGAAGCAGATCATATACATATGATATGACCTCTAATGAGTTAGTTTTTAATGAGCATTGTGGCGGTGTTAGATATAATAGTGTTCGAGATAAAGAAATATTTGTTGATGCATTTCAACCAGCTTGGCCGGACGAATTTGACAATTTTGAAAAATTCGAAATAATATCATCCAAAAGAAGAACGACAGGTGGAAAATATTTACAAATAGAAGATACTGAAATCTAAAATCATATAAATAAATTACAACAATAATAAAAAGACGATCCAGACCATGTCCGATATAGATCTATTTCAGCTACTTGAAGACAGAAGGATTGAATCTCAACAAAGGTCGGATGTGTTGCATAAAAGGATAAGCGAGTTGCGTGACGAACTCACTTTAAAGATAGATTCTTCTCATAAAGATATCATTACAGAAATTAAAGAATTGAGAAAAGAACAAAATCAACACGCTAAAGAGATGTCACAGAGAGTAGCTGCTCTGGAACGTTGGCGTTGGATGGTTTTGGGAGGCGCTGCGGTCATCGGATTCATAGCAGCTGGTGGCTTGAAGGCTGTGCAATATTTTATAAATTAGTGCTTGTCTTTACTGATTTAATTTTATATAATGATCCTTATGAGCAATTTCGTCGATACAAAATACTTACATCTATTATCATCACAGCTTGAACAATTCAAGCGAAAGAATGAGGCGTTGTACAACTTCAGATGCCCTTTCTGTGGAGACTCTCAGTCAGACAAAAAGAAAGCTAGAGGATATGTATTCCTAAAAGAAGGAAGCTATATCTTTAAGTGTCATAATTGTGGCATAGGATCTTCTATGTCAAAACTGATTGACAAAGTAAACCCTCAGATGCATAAAGAATATACACTAGAGAGATTTGGTGACAGGAAACGTGCAAGGGTTGAAACTAAGACAAACGTGGGTCTTAAATTCACAAAAAAACCTGATTATCTTAAAACTGCATTGGGTAAACTTAAAAAGGTTTCTCAATTAAAATATGATAATCCTGTAAAAAAATATGTAGAAAATAGAATGATACCCTCTCGCCGCCATGGGAAGCTTTTCTATTCTCCTAAATTCTATGCTTTCGTCAATCAGTTAGTGCCAAACAAGATACCTCATATAGTAAAAGATGAGCCTCGTTTGGTAATTCCACTACTAGATTTAGATAACAAGCTATTGGGTATCCAAGGGCGAGCCTTTGGTGCATCAAAGAATAAGTATATAACAATAATGTTGGAGGAAGACAACCCTAAAATATATGGATTAGATGAAGTTGATCTAACTAAAGATGTCTATGTCTTAGAAGGTCCAATTGATAGTATGTTTGTTCCGAATGCTATAGCAATGGCAGGAGCTGATGTGAGTGGATTAAAGAGATATTCTGGCACAAATTTTATCTATGTGTATGATAATGAACCGAGATCAATTGAGATATGTAAACGTATTGAAAAGAATATAAAAGAGGGATATAGTATAGTTCTATTCCCAGAATATATTGAACAAAAAGATGTAAATGATATGGTAATGGCTGGAATGGATCTAGAAGAAGTTTTAGAACTTATAAGTAGTAACACCTTTAAAGGACTGGAAGCGAATGCTATGTTGAGTAAATGGAGAAAATGTTAAATGAAAATCAAATTAGTGAATTACTCTCAGGCAACACCTGAGTTTATTGGACTTGATAATTGTCTTGACTTGATAGCATATTGTGCTAGAGTTTCTAATCCTTCTAATCAAATGAATAGTGAAACTGCAGAAAAGCTTGTTAAGTATCTTATTAAGCACCAGCACTGGTCACCTTTAGAGATGGTCTCTGCTACCATGGAAATAGAAACTACACGTGATATTGCTAGGCAAATATTGAGACACAGATCATTCAGTTTCCAAGAATTTTCTCAGCGGTATGCAGACCCGACAGATGATTTAGAATTTGTGGTAAGAGAAGCACGTCTACAAGACACAAAGAATAGACAAAATTCTATAGATGTTGATGACAAAGAACTACAAAGAGATTGGGCTGCGAAACAAAATCAAATTATTGCAGAAGCGAAGATGGCCTATAAATGGGCAATCCAAAATGGCATTGCAAAGGAACAAGCACGTGCTGTATTACCAGAAGGTAACACCATTTCTAGATTGTATATGGCTGGAACCCTTAGATCTTGGATACACTATATCGAATTAAGAAGAGAGAACGGAACACAAAAAGAACATATGGAAATAGCAAAAGAATGTGCAAACGTTATTGCTAGAATATTTCCGCTAACAAAAGAATTATGAGGAGAAATTAATGTTTGGACTTGGAGAAAAACATCTTGACATCCGTGTCAATTATGATAGAGACAAAGTTCTATCAGAGCAAGGATTGAAATTATTGACTGACTATTATTGTAAGGGTGATGAAAGTTCTCCTCAACAAGCATTTGCAAGAGCTGCAGTAGCATATAGCTACGGAGATACGAAACTAGCACAAAGAATCTATGACTATGTTTCAAAAGGATGGTTTATGTATGCCTCACCTGTACTTTCAAATGCTCCAAATCCAGGAGAGAAAGCAAAGGCTCTTCCCATCTCTTGTTTTTTGACATATGTTCCAGATTCTCTAGAAGGACTTATTGATCATAGCTCTGAGTTGCGTTGGCTGTCAGTAAAGGGTGGTGGTGTTGGTGGCCATTGGAATGGTGTGCGCTCAGTATCAGATAAAGCTCCAGGACCAATCCCATTTTTAAATACTGTTGATAGCGATATGGTTGCCTATCGTCAAGGAAAAACACGCAAAGGATCATACGCTGCATACATCGACGTTTCTCATCCAGACATTATCGAATTTATTAATATTCGTGTTCCTACAGGAGACGTAAACCGTAAATGTTTAAATTTGCATCACGCAGTGAATATTTCGGATGACTTCATGAATGCTGTAGAAAAGGGAGAGATGTGGGATTTGATTGATCCAGCTGATCCTCTAGACGTTCGTGAATCCATGCCAGCTCGTAAGCTTTGGGAACTTTTATTGGAAACAAGGTATCGTACAGGAGAGCCATATCTAAACTTTATTGACACAGCTAATCGTGCATTACCAGAAACTCAAAAAGCTCTTGGTCTTAAAATTAATGGATCGAACCTATGTAATGAAATTCATTTACCGACAAATCAATTTAGATCAGCAGTATGTTGTTTATCTTCAGTCAACTTAGAAAAGTGGGAGGAGTGGAAAGACTCAGAGATGATTGAAGATCTCACTGAATTTTTGGATAATGTTCTTCAATTTTTTATTGACAATGCAGGCGCAGAAATCCAGCGTGCAAAGTATTCCGCTATTCAGGAGCGTTCTCTCGGGCTGGGAGCAATGGGTTTCCACGCATTACTACAACAAAAGAATATAGCATTTGAAAGCGAAGATGCGTCGGAATTGAATGATAAGATATTCAAAAAAATCAAACTAAAGTCTTTGCAAAGAACATATGAGCTTGCAGAAAAAAAGGGAGAGTGCCCAGATATGAAGGGTACAGGAAGAAGAAATTCTCATCTTCTAGCAATTGCACCCAATGCCAATAGTTCTTTAATTGGTGGAACTTCTCCATCAATTGAACCGTGGAAAGCAAATGCATATACTTCTAGAACAAGGGCTGGGTCTCATTTGACCACTAACAAATATTTAGAAGCTGTCTTAGAAAGTCATGGAAGGAATGATGAGGTTACATGGACTTCTATTATTACTAGAGGTGGTTCTTGTCAGCATTTAGATTTTTTGACTGATCATGAAAAAGAAGTATTTAGAACAGCGATTGAAATAGACCAAAAATGGGTGGTTAGGTTAGCTGCTGAAAGACAAAAACATCTGTGTCAAGGTCAATCTCTTAATGTGTTCTTTCCTGCAGGAGCAGATAAAAAATATCTACACGATGTACACTTCCAAGCTTGGAAAGATGGAACTAAAGGTATGTATTATCTTAGAACGGAGGCAACTAGCCGAGCTGAAAATGTTTCTCAGAAAGTTAAAAGAGAAGCTCTTTCAGAATTAGTGACACCAACCTCATCTGGAGAAAGTCAGGATGAGTGTGTAGCATGCGAAGGATAATATTATGCAACTTGATTTATGGTTTCCAACTTTAATATTGGCAGGAGATCTCCCCAATTGTGAAGATCACAATAAAAATTTGGTGGATCGAGCTTATGAGTTGAAAGAAAAACATGATGACCCGAATGCAACTAATTGGGGTTGTAAGACATGGAACAGTTTGGGGATAAACCCTTTAACTGATGATGATGGTGCTGGTGACAATTCTGTAAAGTGGTTGGTGTCCTCATCAACTAGTGCTGTATATGAATTAGGAGCTCAATATGGTGTAGACTTCAAGAAGTATACTCCTAGATGTTTAGACTTTTGGTTTAATATTGCTGGACCTAATCACCATCAAGAATATCACAATCACCCAGATTGTCATTTTAGTGTGGTATATTATGCAAAAGCCACCGAAAAACAAGGCTGGCTTCTATTTAAAAGCTTAGAAACATTTTCCGGATCAATGACCCCACCGCTTGTTGATGACGAAAATATGCCTCAAACAGCTGCTACTGAAGCATCATATATTCCAAACAGTGGAATGATAGTGGCGTTTCGGTCAAATTTAAATCATCAAGTGTTGTATAATGACACAGAAGAAGATAGAATAAGTATTGCTATGAATTTTCGAATGGATTATAAAGGATAAGAAAAATGGATGTACTAATATACTCAAAGTCAAATTGCCCGTTTTGCGAAAAAACAAAGCAATGGTTTAAGGTTCATGGATATGAATACACAGAAAACAGAATGGATAACGAAGAAGAACGGTTGGCGTTTTATCAAAGGTTGCCTAATGCTCGTTCTGTTCCTCAGATTTTTATTGATGGTAAACACATTGGTACTTATGATGATCTGATGAAAATCGCCGACACACTAGTCAAAAAGCAAGGTGGGGGTCTACTTGAGTTTTCCGAAACATATAAACCTTTTCACTATCCATGGGCGGTTGAAATCACAACACGCCATGAAAAGATGCATTGGATCGAAGACGAGATTGATTTATCGGAAGATGTTACCGATTGGAAAAATGGTAAGATGAACAATATTGAAAAAGAATATGTCACAAATATTCTTCGCTTGTTTACGCAGTCTGATGTGGCTGTGGGTCAAAATTATTTCGACCAATTTATCCCGAAATTTAAAAACAACGAAGTGAGAAATATGCTCGGCTCTTTTGCAACACGTGAAGGAATCCACCAACGTGCATATGCGTTGCTTAATGAAACATTAGGTTTATCTGATGCAGAGTATCATGCTTTCCTAGAATATACTGAAATGGCTGATAAGATTGATTTTATGATGCAGTCAGACGTTAATAGCATGCGTGGTATTGGCTTGGCGTTAGCAAAATCTGTGTTTAATGAGGGAGTGGCTTTGTTTGCATCATTCGTAATGTTACTCAACTTTCAGCGGTTTGGTAAAATGAAGGGAATGGGAAAGGTTGTTGAATGGTCTATTCGGGATGAGTCTGTACATGTCGAAGGCGTTTCGAAATTATTTAAAGCTTTTTGCGCAGAACATCCCCGTATTGTCGATGATGAATTTAAAAAAGAAATATATGAAATGGCTCGGGTTGCAGTAAAATTAGAAGATAAATTTACCGACTTAGCATATGGTCTCGGAGATGTTCAAGGATTAGATTCAGCTGAAGTGAAACAATATGTTAAATATATCACCGATAGAAGGCTTTTGCAGATGGGGATGAAACCAAACTTTAAGGTGAAAGAGAATCCCCTTCCTTGGTTAGACTGGATTCTTAACGGAGCAGACCACACTAACTTCTTTGAAAACCGTGTCACAGAATATGAAGTTGCTGGCTTGACAGGATCTTGGGACGCTGCATATGCAGCGTAAATAAAATGACTATATACACTTGATGCCAATAGAAGAAGGAAATTGAAATGGCTAAAGTGTATTTTGAATTAGATTGTGATTCTTGTGGCAGTGAATGGGAAATTAGGGGAACCGATGCTGGTATGCCTAATCAACCTATTCACTGCCCTTTTTGCGGAACCGACTTAAATCTGGCAGATCTCGAGATCGAAGAAGAAATTGACCAACTAGATTGGTTTGAAGATTATGACGAATGACTATGATAATCCATGGACATTCAACAATAAAATATTTACTAGTGAAGATATAGGAAACTATGTCGGGTATGTTTATGTGATAGAATCTCCTACAGGAGAACTTTATATTGGAAGAAAATATTTCCATAGTATCCGAAAGGTAACGGGAAAGACAAGAAGACAAAGAAAAGAATCTGATTGGAAAAAATATTATGGATCAAGCAAAGAGTTATTGACATTAATAGAAAAATATGGTAAAGTAGACTTTAAGAGAATAATATTATCCCTACATACTACTAGAGGTGATTGCAATTATGAAGAAGTCAAACAACAATTTTTACATAATGTTTTAGAAGATGATCGTTTTATTAATGAAAATATTAATGGTAAATGGCACCGCAAAGCGAGCCATATCCTTGAAGGAAGAAAATTGAATGAAAATTACAGAATTCCAAGACGTTCGCAAATTTAAATTTGAGTCTACAGACAGAGACACGCATGCAGTAAGATTAAGAGAACTTGATTGGCTTGCAGGCAAAATTCCAGATGGATGCATTCTAGAGTTTGGTGTCTTTTCTGGAACAACAATCAACCACCTAGCAAAATTATTACCTGACCGCCAGCTCAGAGGATATGATTCTTTTGAAGGTTTACCTGAAGATTGGAACATGGGCGGCAAAAATGTTAAGAAGGAAGCTTTTGATCGAAAGGGAGAAATGCCTGATGTTGAAGATAACGTTACTCTGATAAAGGGATTCTTCGATAAAACTATTGAAGAAGACATTAATAATATTTTTGATATCGCCTTCCTTCATATGGATGCTGATCTATATTCTTCCACAAAAACTATATTTGATGAGTTAAATGACATGATCAAACCAGGAACAATTATTCGTTTTGATGAATTGTGTTGCTGGAGAGATGTATTCAAAGAAGCTTCACCATCCAAAATGTCTCGTGTTAATTACACAACATGGAAAGAACATGAATGGAAAGCTCTTAATGAGTGGATGGAAACCTATAATCGAAAGGTTGTTCCAATATGTCGTAATTGGTTTCAAAGTGGGACAGTAGTGGTCACGCAATGATTGTATCGCATGAACATAAGTTTGTTTTCATTAAAACGAGAAAAACAGCAGGTTCATCTCTAGAAGCTCTTCTATTCCCTTATCTAAATCTAGAAACCGACGTTTGTACTGGTTCTCCTCGAGATGGAACACCAAGATTAAATACTCCTACGGAAGATGGCCACGTAGCAGCGTGGCAGATAAAAGATATTCCTAAAGATTATTTTTGGTTTACCATCGAACGCAATCCATGGGATAAAATGGTGAGTGCATATTGGTGGCACAAGAAAACAAAACCAGATTGGAGTTGGACAAAAGATTTTGAATCCTATGTACATTGCCCTTATATCCCTAAAGATTGGGAAAAATATTCACACGATTCTAAAATTATAGTGAATAAGGTATATAGATATGAAGATATGGCTTTTATGTACAATCAATTAAATAATAGATTTAATTTTAATATTACCGAAGAACAATACACCAACACTAGAATGAAGAGTGGAGTTAGGAAATCTGGACACTATAGTGAATTGTATAATGATTCGACTAAACACATAGTGTCTAAAAAATTTAAACAAGAAATATATACGTTAGGGTATGATTATGGAGAAGGTTAAGCTTTTTATTGGTACATCATCTAATGGCGAGGATGCTGAAATTGAAATGGCATATGAGCATTCTCTTCGAAAGAATACTAATAGAGATTTAGAAATTGTTTGGATGCGTCAAACTAATGATGAATCTTCTTTTTGGTATGGTTGGGCAGATAAAAACTGGTCAACACCGTTTAGTGGGTATCGCTGGGGTATACCAGAGTATTGCGATTTTGAAGGTAGAGCAATATACACAGATGTTGACATGTTAAATTTTCGAGATATCGGAGAGTTATTCGATACTGAGATTCCAGAAGACAAATGGATGTTAGCACGTGATGGAAATAGATTTGGCGGTAAAGAATTTTGTGTGATTCTTTTTGATAATGAAAAATTTAAATACAAGGTTCCACCATCCGAGGATTATAAGCGGAGTGCTACAGCTCACCATCAATTCATTCAGCAATTCCAACAACTACAACTAGTTGGCGGCTTAGATGCAAGATGGAATAGTCATGACGGAGATGCTGATCCATTTTGGCAATTGCATTACACCCATATGCCGACTCAGCCTTGGAAACCGAAATGGTTTACGGGAGATCCGCAAGAGCATCCTCGACCAGATCTTGTGGAAATCTATAAAAAAACATTTAAGGAAGCAGAAGAATCTGGATACAGATTGCAAGATTATAAAATAGATAGAGGAATAAAATATGGAATTATCGGTCGCTGAATTTATTATTTCTGAAATCGAAAAGTTGGGTCGGGAAATTGATGAGGAGCATGAAATTGCTAATATTCTTGACTCTTTAGACCTTATTGAGCTTGCTATTTCTATAGAAGAAGAGTATAATATCTATCTAGGTTCTACTCAAACTTTGATCGCTAAATGGATGCATTTCACCGTATCAGATTTATCTCGAGAAGTGGTCAAAATGATGGTAGAAAAAGATAAACATATTCAAAAGGTGGCTGAAAACTTATGAGTAATATATATGGCGAACTTCCAAAATCTCCTGTAGTGTATGCAGCTTGTGATAGTAAATACTTTATGGAGCATTCCCAATCATTCGTATACTCTGCAAATGATGTTAATAAGAATGTGCACATACATGTAGTGAATCCTACAGATGAAGTGCTATCTTTGGCAGTTTTATTGAACGCTACTACAGAAATAGAAACCACATTCTCTTTTAGCGATGCAAATTTAAAAGATGCAACCGCCGAACAAATTCGAACTTGGTATGCATGTTTGAGATTTATATATCTTCCAAACGTATTGCAGACTGCGAAGAAGGTTCTGTGTCTTGATATTGATTGCTATATCATGGAAGATTTTATCTTCCCAAAAGAAAGAGCTGGATATTTCCCACGTGAACCACTTCCTGGAACAAGTGGATGGGAGGCTATGGGAACAAGAGTTGCAGCGGGTGCAGTCTATGTTGCTGATATGTCTATCGCTAATGCAATTTCAAAAAATATGGCGACGGTGGAGTTGCGCTGGTTTGCAGATCAGATCGTATTGTCTAATGTATTTAGAGAGCTTGGAGATAAGGGAATCAAAAAGTTCGATGAACGTTTTATGGATTGGGAGTTTGTTAAGGGCACTAAAATTTGGACAGGAAAAGGTCCACGTAAATATGAAAATAAAAAATATCTTGAGAAGAAAAGGGATTTTACTAGACTTCGATTCGAATTGATGGATACAAATACCGTTATCTTAAGACCAAGATTAGACATCCCATTCAAAAAGTTTTCTGTTACAACTAAGAATTCTGTCAACGAACCTATTCGAGCGCATTGGCAAAACTTCACCGATAAAATTTATTACGATGCAAGAGATAATGGAGATAAAGTAATAGTTTGTACATCTCCTCGCTGGATGTTTAATAATACAATTCAAAAATGGTTTGAGAAGGGCGTAGGTATGTACGTTCCTCACGTTGAACGTCAAAACTGGAATGGCAATGATGATACCATGTATTATATGCAAACTGTAATACCATGGCTGTTTACTATTGATAATGATGGATGGGGTGGTGGCATGAGCCAGTTAAAAACGTTCGATCCAAGATCAAGATATACTCCTGACACATTCGACAGTTTGGCAGAATATATTAATAAAGGTGGCAGCAAATTCCAACACCTCCAGCCACCAAGAGGAGAGGTGAAGCTTCCTGCAAAATACATCTTAATTCCACTACAATTGCCTCATGATGAAACTATTAAATATCATAGCGACTTCTCGACACCAGAGTTTGTTGAGAAACTTTGCAGATGGGGATTAACACATAGAATTCCTTTAGTGTTTAAAGGACATCCTGTCAATCAAACGGCTATGATTCCTCTAGAGGATATAATTAATCGTTACTCTAATTGTCACTATACAAACAAAGGTAACTTCCACCAATTAATGGAAAATGCCGAATATGTGTTTGTGCAAAATGGAGGAAGTGGCCAAGAAGCGATGCTTCTAGATAAGCGTGTTGTGGTATTCGCAAAAGCTGAATATAATGCTGCTGTTATCGAAGGTGATATCAATAATCTAGATCTGACTTGGACTCGAGTTGT